GGCCCGATGGCATGAATTACACCGCACTCAGCAACGCGATCCAAGCGTACACGGAGAACACGGAAGCAGATTTCGTGGCTAATATCCCCGTGTTCGTTACGCAAGCTGAAGAGCGTATATTTAACTCGGTGCAGTTTCCGTCGCTTCGCCAAAATGTGACAGGCGCAACTACAACAAATAACAAGTACTTGCAGTGCCCCACAGATTTTTTAGCGGTGTATTCTTTAGCTATTATTAGCGCCAATGGTGAGTACGAGTACTTGTTAAACAAAGACGTTAACTTTATTCGGCAGGCGTATCCCCAGCCCACAGACACAGGGATCCCTAAGTACTACGCACTGTTTGGCCCACGCTCAGACAATCCGGCAGAGCTAACTTTTATCCTTGGCCCAACACCAGACGCCGCATACGGGGCAGAACTGCACTATTTTTTCTACCCACCAAGTATCACAGTTTCTCCATACACTTCATGGCTGGGTGATAACTTTGACCCCGTGCTCTTGTACGCATCTTTGGTTGAGGCTTACACCTACATGAAGGGTGAGACTGACATGATGGCGCTATACAACCAGAAGTTCATGGAAGCTCTTGCGTTGGCCAAGCGTTTGGGTGATGGTATGGAGCGTCAAGACGCTTACCGTTCTGGTCAGTTCCGTCAGAAGGTAACTTGATATGTCAATTATCCAGACCCAAACCACTAGTTTTAAGGCAGAGCTTTATCAAGGCATACATGACTTGACGACTGACGTTATTAGGATTGCCCTGTACACAGCCAGCGCGAATTTGAATGAAGATACAACTGCATACAATTCGACCAATGAAGTACCTAATACAGGCACTTACCTCGCTGGCGGGGCAATACTAACGCCTATCACGGTGTCGTCTTCTGGATACACAGCTTTTGTTGGCTTCCCAAACATCTCTTGGACAGGCGCAATCACCGCAAGATGCGCGTTAATCTATAACGACACAGTTGCCGGTAACCCATCCATAGCTGTGTTGGACTTTGGATCTGACAAAACATCCACCGGCACGTTCACAATTACCATGCCAGCCAACACCGCTACGGCGGCTCTTATCAGGAGTTCAAATTGATTACCACAACTAAAGGTGATATGGACGAATCATTGCTTGAAAAGCGTGAAGGTTCGTTGGATAATGAGAATGAAACAACCAACTGGGTTGAGTATTGGTTGGAAGGTGAATTAGTACATCGCTCGGTTCACGTTCAATTAAAACGTGCCGTTGTTAGTTTTGGTGAAACTGCTGAATTTTAAGGAAATATCATGGCAAATACACAAGCAATGACCACCTCATTCAAGGTGGACTTATTTAACGCAGTTCATGCGTTTAACGGCACGGGCGTTCCTGCTCACACATTGGCAACTGCTGATGTGTTTAAAGCGGCTTTATTCACGGCGGCTAGTACTTTAAATGCTACAACAACGTCTTACACAGGCGCAATAACTGAAGTGTCTGGCTCTGGTTACACCTCCGGCGGTGTGACTGTAACGTTTGGTACAGCACCAAACAGTTCTGGAACGACTTCGTTTTTAACGCCTTCAGCAAGTATTGTGTACAGCTCAGTCACTTTGTCTACCTCATTTGATGCAATGCTTTTGTACAACGACACAAACTCAGGCAAAAATTCTGTAGCCGTTTACACGTTTTCGCCTCAAACAGTTGCTTCGGGTACGTTTACGCTAACCATGCCAGTTAATGACGCATCGACCGGATTACTCCGAATTGCGTAATTGGTAAGTCATGTCCACAGCATGGGGCGACGGCGCTTGGGGTGATAATACTTGGGGCGGTAGTCAAACTGCGCTCACAGGTGTTGCAGCCACGGGCGCTGTTGGGACAGTTATAGGTAGTATTGGAACACAACTTTCTGGAGTCAGTGCAACAGGCGCGGTAGGTTCTTTTGGTATAGAGGTGTCGTTATCTGGTGTAGCGGCAACAGGAGGTACTGGGATACTTAGTATTTCTGGTTTACTATTGCTCACGGGTGTGGGCGCAGTAGGGGCGGTGGGAACACTGGCCTCAACCTCTACATCAACATTAGCGCTTACCGGCGTTTTTGCGACAGGTAACGCTGGGATTGTTATACCCGGTGCTAACGTTGCTCTTACGGGTGTAAGCGGTACAGGATTTGTTGGGCTACTGAATGTTGGACAATCTTTGCTGGGTGTACAGGGTACAGGCGCAGTAGGCAGTGTGGGGGTTGGTATACAACTCTCAGGCGTGTCAGGTACAGGTTTGGTTGGTACAAGTGGGCCTACAACCGTAGCGGCTTTGACAGGTGTTTCATCTACTGGATCAGTAGGATCGCTAGGAGTGGGGCGGTCAATATCGGGTGTATCAGCAACCGGATCGATTGGTTCAATTTCACAAGCATTTGCTTGGAGTGTGATAGATGACACGCAGACCGCAAACTGGCAGAATATCGGTAATACGCAGACGGCAAATTGGGTTGCTGTCTCGACGAACTAGGAGTAGAAAATGGCAACAGTAAATTTCACTACAAATCTTGCTTTGGCGTTGCCAACTACCGGAGATTTGTCGGGATCATGGGGTACAGCAGTTAATACAGGAATAAGTGAGTTAGTAGACCAAGCTCTTGGGTATCAAGCTTTTTCTGCTACAGGCGGGTCTGACACTCTAACTATTCCTGATGCGGCTACCGGAGTAGCTAGAAGCATATACATACAGCTTAATGGTACAGGCGGCGGTACAGTCAACGTCCCTACAACTAAAACAAAGATGTACTTTGTTTTTAACAACACCGCGTCTGCCATTACGTTTAAAGTTACAGGCCAGACTGGAGTATCTATCCCAGCCGCAGCAAAGATAGCCCTAGTTAGCAACGGTACAGACGTTATACCTGCGGTAAATTATTTTAGCACTGCCATTTCTGCGGCAGCAAATACGGGAAGCATGATTCCTTTTTACTATGCTAACCAAGCGGCTTTCCCGTCAGCGGCAACTTCTCACGGCGCAATAGCTCACAGCCACGCAGATAATGCTATGTACTTTGCTCACAGCAGTGCTTGGTGGCGGCTGCTTGACGAGTATACAGACGTTACTGTGGCGCAGGGCGGTACAGGTCTTTCAACCCTTACAGCCAACAACGTTATTTTGGGTAACGGTACTTCAACACCTCTGTTTGTAGCACCAAGCACAGCAGGTAACGTATTGACAAGTAACGGTACAACATGGCAGTCAACTGCTCCCGCAGCTTCTGGCGCTACCAAGGGTCAAGCAATCGCTTTTTCACTAATTTTTGGACTATAAGGAGTCATCATGGCCGCACCCAATATTGTCAACGTCACCAGCATCATTGGCAACTCGCTTTCTGTTGCTGTTTTAACGACTGCAACGCAACTAGCATCAAACGCCGCATCAAGTGGTAAGGTATTCAAGATCAACTCGATTGTGATTGCCAACATTGATGGCACATCGGCGGCTGACATCACGGTAAACATTTACTCTGCGGCGGCTTTAGGTGGAACACCGATTGCAATTGCTTCGACCATTTCAATTCCAGCAGATGCTTCGTTAATTGTGACTGACAAAACGACTACGTTCTATCTGCTTGAGAATCAGTCTATCGGTGCGCTTGCAAGTGCGGCTGGTGACTTGGTTGCAACTATTAGCTTTGAAGAAATCACCTGATCGGAGGTTCTCATGGGACTCCGATATACGGGCGGGATTCTCTCAGCCGGTTTAAACGGCATTAACTACCCTGTCACAGCGGTGGAATACTTATGTGTGGCTGGCGGAGGTGGGGGTGGCCCTTCACCGGCTAACGCTGTTCAAGGTGGCGGAGGCGGTGCGGGTGGTTTATTAACTGCGGCAGGATTCGCCGTTACTGTTGGTTCTGTATTGACTATTACCGTTGGTGCGGGGGGTGCTTCTGGCGCAAATGGCAGTAATTCTGTTTTTTCTAGTATTACAGCAACTGGTGGTGGTTACGGTGCGGATCGGGGCACAAACGGCAACTCGGGTGGCTCTGGTGGTGGGGCAGGCGATTGGACTAGTGGGCCAACAAATACCGGGGGTGCTGGAACTGCTGGACAAGGTTTTGCCGGTGGTAATACATCAACCACAACATATTCTGGTGGTGGTGGTGGGGGAGGTTCTGGTTCTATTGGTAACTCTACAACAACAGGTGTTGGCGGTGGCGGCGGAACAGGAACTGTTTCTTCAATTTCTGGTTCACAAATTCAGTATGCAGGCGGCGGAGGGGGGGCGGGTAACCCAAGTGCTTCTGTAGGAAAAGGCGTTGCCGGTGGTGGCAATGGTGGCGCGTATAACGGTATTTTTTCTACCAATGCGGTAGCAAATTCAGGTAGTGGTGGTGGAGGTGGTTCATCTCCTTCCGCTGGCGCACCGGGTGGCTCTGGCATCGTAGTCATCCGCTACCCATCTTACTTAGCCCCTGCTACATTAACAACAGGCTCACCAGAAACTTATGTGTCTGGAAACTACCGCGTGTACAAATTCATAGCCAGCGGCACAATCACATTCTGAGGATATATGGCACAAGGTCTTTTTACACTCAGACAAGTTAACCAAGCCATTCGTCAAGGCGCATGGTCAGCATTTAATCCACCTCAATTTGTAGAGTATCTTTGCGTTGCTGGAGGCGGTGGTGGAGTGGCAGGGCCATATTCTGGCGGTGCAGGCGGTGCAGGGGGCTTGTTAACAGGAATAGTTCCAGTCACTGCTGGTTCTTCTTATACTGTAACGGTTGGTAGTGGTGGAGCCGCTACTTCTAGCACTACAGGAGGCGCTGGAAACAGTTCGGTATTTGGTTCAATCACTTCTTCTGGTGGCGGTGGCGGTGGCGGTGGTGGCGCACAAAATAATAATGGTGCGGCTGGCAGCTCTGGTGGCGGTGGTGCTTCAGTAGACGGCTCAGGAAATACAACTTTAGGTGGCTCTGGAATATCGGGCCAAGGTAATGCTGGAGGAGGAAACTCAGGCTTTAATGGTAGTCCGTTTCCTGCTGGCGGTGGCGGGGGCGCTGGGACAGTTGGTTTAAATGCGCCTAGTGTGTCCATAGGTGGTAATGGTGGAGCAGGTATTGCCTCTTCAATAACGGGAACTGTAACAACCTACGCTGGCGGTGGTGGAGGCTCAACATATGCTGGGACTAGTGCATCATCTGGCGGTGTTGGTGGTGGTGGTGCTGGCGGCTATGGTTCTAGTGTTGCTGGCATTGCTGGTACTGCCAATACAGGTGGAGGCGGTGGTGGTGGAAATGCTAATGCAAGTACTGCTGGCGCAGGCGGTTCAGGCATTGTAGTAGTCAGATACCCCGGCTCTGTGCAGTTTTACACTGGTGGAACTGTAAGTGCGGCTAATGGTAATGTCGTTCACACTTTTACTGCGTCTGGAACTTTGGCTCCAACAACGCCTACACAGTTATTAGTTGTAAATTATTTAGTAGTTGCTGGTGGTGCTGGCGGTGGAAATGGTGCGGCTGGCGTTGAAAACGGTGGTGGTGGCGGAGCAGGTGGATTATTAACAGAAGGTTTAATTGTAACCGCTAGTAATACTTACACTGTAACTATTGGCTCTGGCGGGGCAAGCAATACAAACGGCACTAATTCTGTTTTTAGCTCAATAACTGCCACTGGTGGAGGCCGAGGTGATGGAACAAACGCGGCGGCAGTGGGCGGTTCTGGAGGTGGAGGCGGCGGCGCAACAGCGGCTTCAGGAGCCGCAGGAACATCTGGACAGGGCAATACTGGTGGTAATGGCGGTAGCGACTCTGGCGGCGGTGGAGGGGGCGCGGGTGCATTTGGAGCCAATGGTAATCCTTCATCCGCAAATGGCGGTAATGGAATTGCATCATTTATTTCAGGAACATCTACTTACTACGCAGGTGGCGGTGGAGGTGGCGGGGCGGCATCTGGCGCAGGTGGTTTAGGCGGTGGCGGTGCGGGTGGTGATAACGATGCTCCAACCCCTGCGGTTGCTGGAACTGTAAACACTGGCGGCGGTGGTGGTGGTGGAAGAGGTAGCGTAAGCGAAGCTGGTGCTTCTGGCGGTTCAGGTGTGGTCATTCTTAGCTTGGCTAGTGCGGCTTCATCTACTACAGGCTCACCTACAGTAACAACTTCTGGCGGCAGGACGATTTATACGTTCACGGCCTCTGGATCAATTACGATCTAACCATGTGGGACTGGGCTGAAGCAATCATTGCGACGGCCTGTATAGTAGCCTTTGTCATCTTTGGCACGTACATGATTGCATGGGGTTGGTCGTGATGTATGAAGTGGAGTTAAGTTCTAGTACTTTAGTGCGCTAATAAAGGAAGGGCCTCAGGGCCCTTTCCCTATAAATATACTATAATATTTGGGGAAAACATGGCAACCACATACAACTTAGCTATTGATCAGGGCACAGATTTTAGCAATACCTTTACCTTAAAAGATTCTTCCAACACAGTAAGAAACTTAACCGGTTATACTGGTAAGGCTCAACTTCGTAGATCTTATGCATCTACCTCAAATGTTGCATTTACAATTAACATAGCCGATCCTACCAATGGTAACGTAATAGTTACTCTATCAAATGCAGTAACTGCAAATTTAAAGTACGGACGTTATTTCTATGATCTTGAACTTAGACTTACATCGGCAAATACCATTGAGAGAGCATTTGAGGGTATAGCGACGGTGTTCCCAGAAGTCACAAGATAAATATAAAAAAATAAGGATAAAAAATGGCTTCACCATCAACCAGACAAGGTTTAATTGATTATTGCTTAAGATCACTGGGTTCGCCTGTCTTAGAAATTAACGTTGATGATGATCAGGTAGAGGATCGAATTGATGAAGCATTTCAATACTACAGAGACTTTCATTATGATGCGGTAGAGGCTGTGTACCTTAAAGAACAAATTACTGCCTCTACATTAGCAATTACCGGTTCTAACGCAGCTTCTTTCTCGATTGGAGAAAAGATTACAGGCGCATCTTCAGGTGCAACTACTTTTGTTCACGCAAATAAAGACTCAAATG